CCACTTGCTCTGTGCAGTGCTGATCTGTGCATTGCCCTCTGTCTCCAGCACGTTCTTCGCAGTGGCATCGACGACACCAGCGTTGGTGAAGTTGAGGAGGAGGGAGGTTGCAGAGCTTGCAAAGCTCGTGTTTATGTTGGTGGTACTGGGGTAGGAACCAGAAGAGTTAGCGCCGGAAGTCGCTAAAGGTTTGGTTGGTGGCGTAAATGCTCCTGTGTAGACGGCAGTGCCTTTTACAATCCTAAAATTTGATATGTAACCCGGAAAGTACGAAAGATCAACAGGACTCCACGTTCCTATACTAGGACCAGAAGATAATTCGCCTCCAGTTAAATTGCTTGTAAAAGGCACAGAATTAACTGATGTACCATTCAGATACATTGTCAGCGTACCGCTTGATCTCACTAGCGCAAGGTGATACCACGCAAATCCAACAACTGATTGCGACGATGTTAAAACTGCTGACCCGTTCCATACTTTTGGAACACCGCCTTCAATGTACAACGCAATCCCTGTTGTGGCATTAGCGCCCATCCCAAACAAATAGTCATAGCCGCTGCCTGCTGGTGGAGTTTCAGAATAATAAAAACTCCATTCAATCGTAAAGTCAGCAGTGCCTAAATTAAATGCGGCATTTGTCGGAACCGTCAAATAGTCAGCACTCCCATCAAAGTACCCGCTACCACCCACTGCGGCAGCACTGTAGGAGGACGTTGGTGCGAAGGGGGAGAAGGGGGTGACTGAGGGTGAGCCTGAAGTGGTAATCGTAAAACCATTACCGCTGGCATCACGGAAACGGTTAGATTGACAGGTTAGTAGTGAAGTTCCTGAGATTGCTGTTAGCGGCGCCGTTGGGACTGTTGATGTTGTAAATCCAGACCCTTTTACGATACGAACATCTGCCATGTATCCTGTTGCAAAAATACCCCCTGTGTCCGTACCTATATTTACAAGACTTTGCACAAAATTTGTTGAGTCAGATACAGAAGCTCCTTGAACTCCATTGATAAAAAGCCTTAGGGTTCCAGATACCCTACTGGCCGCACAAAAATTCCATGCGTTAAGGGTAAGTGTGTTTGATGTTGTTGCAATAGTGCTAATCCCATAATTTCCGAATTCTAATGTCCTTGATGAAGTCATGTTAAGGATTGGAGCATTAGCAGTTGGAAAACTTATATTTCTTTGGGTTGCCGCTACCGTTGGATAAAACCAAAATTCTATTGAGAAATCGCCTGTACCCAAAGCAAACGCTGCGTTACTTGCTACCTGCAAATAACTAGAACCATTAAAATAATTCCCCCACCCCGTCTGGCTAAAGGGCGAGAACGTCCCCTGTGTTGTGTCGCCGTTGCGGGTGATGGTGAAGTTGTTAGTGGACGAGTCTAAGAACGTGTTGTTCTGTGCGCCGTTGGTGCCGTTGCCTGGCAACAAAAGTGACACTAAATTAAAGTATTGATCTTTAATCAGGCCGGACGTGAACCCATAAACGTTGGCAATTGCCGCGCCAAGTGTTGAAAGAACAGGCATGTTTTCTGCTCCTTAAGCAAACTTGGTTTGGCTCGCCAAAATCGTGTAAGTGCTGGCGGCTGTCTTCACAATGCTAAACACATAAGCATCAATGGATGACGCATTACCCGCTGAAGGCGCCGTTCCTTGTTGCCACTTCACGCTAACATTAGTCGTTGTACCGTCAACCTGGAAACCAGTCGGGTAGTAAGCCGTTGATCCATTCGTTACCAGGAACGCGCAAGTAATCGACTGGTTCGTTGTGATGAAGTTATTAAGCGTTGTTGCTGCATCACCGCGAAAGTTAAACGTCCAATTGGCTGAAGCGTTTGACGTGTAGTAATTAACGGCACGCTCGGTCAGATCAACGTTCACCGTTCCCGTTGCTTGTGTGGCTGCAACATTAGCCGTTTCAACAACAGGCTTAATCACCATCTTGCCTGATGCCGTTACAACGTCTGTCGTTGAATCGCCAAGCGTTGCATTACCTGACGCTGTAAGCGTTGTGAAAGATCCGGCACCGGCAACGGTTTGTCCAATCGAAACACCGTTGATCGTTCCCCCGCCCGTCATGTTGCCGCCAAGCGCAAGCGTCTTGCCCGATCCAACGTTTAAGCCAACGCTCGTGCCGCTACCCGCGGAAGCGAATAACGCGTCGAGCGTATCCATGTTTGTGTTGAGTTTGTAACCCCAAGTGTCTGTTGACGCGCCAACTTCAGGCTTGGTAAGTGAAAGGTTACTGGTGGTGGTATCGGCCATTTTTATTTACCTCTTACGCGGCATCTCGCCACGGTGAATTGATGGGTGTCCAAGTATTTGTTGGATTGGTAACGTCAGTCCAAATCGTGGTGACGGGTGTGATGGGTTCCCACTTGCGTTCGCCATTGGCGACCATCTCAGAAACGCTTGCTGCTCGCGCTTCGGCATACCAAGTGGATGTTGGGTCAGCCGTAAATCCTGACTCGGCTTCGGAAAACGCTGAATTGCCAATGTCAACATCAGCCGTTGCCGTGGCTGAAGATTCGGCCGCGGCTGTTGCCATGCCGCTTGAGAATGTTTCAGCGTCAGCCGTTGATGCGCTTGTCGATGCGGCTGTGGCAATGCCGCCAAGGAATACATCAGCGGCGGCACTTGCTGCGGTTGTGGATGCAGCGCTTGCTGCGCCATCCACCAAGCCTTCACCGTTTGCCGTAACCGTTGAAACGCTTGCCGCGGTTGCTGTACCTTCTTGAACGATGGAAGCCAATGCGGTTGCATTGCTGTCGCTTTGCGCTGTTGCTTGTGCATTGCGATCAACTTGAGCGTCTGCCGTTTGGCTTGTGTCGCTTGCCGCCTGCGCCGTAACGCTGAAAAGTATTGCGCCAACCGCTGAAACGGTTGATGTTGATGCGGCAGTGGCTTGCCCGTCAACATAAATGACAGATGAGCCTGAATAGTTGCCTGTTCCGTAGGTGCCAAAACCGTAGTTACTGCCGCTGCCTGGCGTTTTCTCGCCAGCCGCTTCCATGGTACTGACGCCCGTTGCAACGGCTTCGCCTTCAACATAATTTTGGTCTGGCGCTGAATATTTGCCTGCGCCATAAGCCGCTGAACCATAGTTGTCAACGCTGGCATCGGTTCCCCATTTGCCAGCGCCGTATAAACCAGTTCCATAATTCAGGGCCATTCAGCTTTTACGCCAAAGTGACCGACAGGTTTCCAGTTGCGAAACGGAAAACGTCACCATTGCCAACGGCTTTCGATGTCGTTAAATCAGCCCATGACAGCATGTTGCCTGACGTTGACGCATCAAAGATAGCGGCGGCAACAACAGTGCCCCACGATCCGGTTGCTGTTGGAAATTCAACGTTGCCCGAATTGCTTGCCGCGGTTGGCGATGCGCCTGATACGGAAAACGTGACAGCGGTTCGCAAGTAACCGTTACCACTCACTTCAGTACCGCCACCAGCATCCGTGGGTGCCGTGGTGAATAGTCCAACATATAGGGAAGAAGGCGATGTGTACGATGTGTTGGTAAACACATGCTTCATTACCTTATCTTCAAGATAATCCGAAAATGATCCGGCCATTAGTAACCCCTTGCTCTCATGCGCGGCGTGGTGCCGCTAAAGTTTGTCCTTTGCTCTTCGAGCATCAGATCGTTGAATGCTTCCTTGTACAACGCGCCCCATGTGCCAATGCGCTCGTCATCGCGCAAATAAGGCGCGCTTTGAACCAATGCGCCATACAGATACATGGCTGGCGATTTCGTAAGTAACCAGTTGGTTGTGTTGCTATCTGATAACGCGGCGATCTTTTTGTAGTAGGACATCTCTACTTCAAACTCGCCACTTGGTGATGGGATGACTTCAAACGTTGAACCAACAATGCTGTAATACTCGGGTTGATTGGCGCTATAAAAAAACTGCGTGCGCAAATCGTCGGCTTGCTCATTACTTACAAACGATAACTTCACCGGCACCGTTGTGTTCAGTTGAATGTTGATCATTTGCAGGAAGTCGGCAGGCAATTCGGTGTATTGCGTATCAAGTGATGCCGTTGCGCGCTGCACCATATCGCGCGTTCTCACATTGCGATTGAACGTTGCTTCCGCCAACTCGATGAATGTCGGAATGACGGACGTCAAGTCATCGCGGTTCAACCAATCCGCGATGCTTGTTTTCAATCCGCTGTAAGTATTCAGTGCCATCAAGCCACCTTTTGAGATTCTTCGACCGGCGCGCCAGCTTGTTTTCTGCGCTCATCTTCCATCGGTCGGAGTGCCCAGGTATGCTCGTGCTTATACTCAAAGGTTCCGATGTGTCCAATTTGCTTGGACAGGTCATGATCAATATACAACGGAATGCCGTTCTCTCGCAACAGCTTGCAGAAATAGACATCTTCGCCCATGTAACCTTTTGCCGCTGTGTCCCATGGCGTTGCAAACCACGGCATATCAATCACTTTGAAAACGTTGATGTCCACCAGCATCACACCAGTGCCAACCATGTCAACTTGCTCCAAACCTGTATCTTCGGGCATCGAGTAACGCAATACTTTTCTTCCTGTTGCTTTATCGTAATTGCCAGCCGTGGGGCCGGTTGGCATTCTGCGCCTGGCGCAGTTTGCCGCCACAACGCATTCGCCATGGGCCAGTAGGCGCGCAATGGTGTCAGCCGGAAAACGCATGTCGCTATCAAGAAACAGCAGATAGTCTGCATTGGCGTGGATAGCGTTCATGACTAATTCGGTGCGCTGCGAGCAAAGCAATGTGCCTTGGCTCATCAGCAAATTCACAATGTCACCCGTGTTGCCAATGTGGTGGCTAACAGCATTCACCAAGTCAAAGGTGAACATCGTATGCACTTCATCGCGTGCAGGAACGCAAACAGAAATAATCCGTTTATCAGTCATTAAACCCTCCCAGGTCTTGTGCGAAAGTGTCGATTGTCTGGATCATTAAGCCAGCGCTTAAAGTCCGTTTGATTGCGCGTGATGCCTTTACCTACCAGTTCCATAAATAAATTCATGGGAATGGAAGCGACCTTCACGCCATGACCATCACCTGACCATCTTGCACGTTCATCGACCTGGTTGAATTCAGTCTTATTGGTTTCAACAATGGGCTGGACGTTTTGGATTGTCTCGATGACAGCCGTATCGGTATCCTCATCAAAATGCCAGATTCGGGTGATACCTAAAAGCTCGTCTTGTTCAAAGATCCGTTTTTCCATGTAAAAAAGGGCGGGTTTCCCCGCCCCTTCCTAAGTCAAGATTACGACGTGAGTAAGTCAGCGGCAATGCCGTGTGCCTTCTCGTTGTATACGGCAAGGCCGTATTCCGCCAAAAGCAAGCGCTTCTCAGCGTCACCCGTGGTTGCAAGTTCAACTTGCTGGAATGGGCGCAGGAAATGCACGCCAGCGTAGTCGGGCGACAACACAAACGCGTCGCGCTCACGCTGGAAGCGGTTGGGGACGATGTTGACTTGACCAAAGTCTCCGACGTAGATGTCAGCCGCGCCAATGATCTGTGCCTGCTTTCCAGCCGGCACGTCACGGTAACGCGTTGCAATACCGTTGAAACCGCTAACGGTTTGCTTGTTGACTGGACCAGTCATCACAATCGAAGGCTCGCCGCCACTCGTCCACACTTGCTGAAGAACGCTCTTAAGGATTGTCTCAGTAAACGTGCGAACCGTTCCATCCGAACGCGTTGCTGTGGGAAGTGTGGTGTACGAAGGATTGCCGCCACCCGAACCAATCGACGTATTGGTTTTGATGAACGCCAACAACGAACCAGTCTTTTGTGCGGTTGTGGAATCACCAGCAGTTGCGCCTTGGTTGGCCAACAGGATGGTTTCCATGTCACGCTTTAGCTCGGCAGCTTTCTTCGCCAACTGGTAAGCCAGTTCGCTCTTACGTCCTGCCTTGTTAACGGCTTCCATGGTGCCGGAAATCACAACAGTCTTGCGGCTGATCTGTGTGTAATTGCCCAGCTGAACGGTTGGCGTCACGGCTTCGTAGGTGGTGAGATCATCACCCTGAAGCGCTGCGTTGCTAGTTGTTGCATCAGCAAGTGCGTCGGTCTGCCACTGGAACAGCGTATTGGAAGCGGTACCGCGACCAATATTGTTCATGAAAGGCGTGGTTTCGGGAGAAATGTTGTAAATCTGATTGCTTAGATCCTCACGGATACCCTTTGCAGAGTAAGTGAGGAACGTATTTGATGCGATAGTCATGATAGTTCCTAAAGAAGATGTTCAAAAAGTTTGGCTGCGTCACGGACGTTGCCCGTTTTTGCAAGGCGCTGTCTGGCTCGTGTCACCTCATTCACTTGAACCTTCGCGGCTTGTGGATTACCTGGCGCAACGGTCTTTGTCTTTGGCGCTTCAACCTTAGCTTTCACCGTTTGTTGCTTCGCCATAATCTGATCAAACATCATGGCTTTGCGTAAAACCTTTACGACACGATGATCAACAACGCCCTTCAAATCATCGGGTGAAAAGCCTTCTTTGACGCCAAAATCAATCAATGCAGCTTTTTCGGATTTAGCCGTGTCTGGATTCTTCCATTCCGGTATGGCAGAAACCAACAAATTCGCTTCTTCCTTCAACTTAGCCTGCATTGCACGCTGGTATTCCTGCTGTTGCAACTGATTCAAGCGCTGGAGTTCAGCTTGTGATGCCGCCAATTTCTCTGAACGCTGACGCTGCAACTCGGTTTGCCGCACCCACTCGATTGGATCTTCCCTATAAAGTTTTTCCATATCGACGGGTGATTCTTGTTGCTGCTGCAATTGTTGTTGCAATGCAGTAAGCAACTGTGCATAAGTGGCACGCTCTTCACGGACTGCACCAAGCTCTGCTTCAGCGGCTTTGCGCTGTTCTGCAAGTGCCTGTGTTTTCCGTGTGTAGTCCGCGGTGCGCTGATAGCCTTTGAGCAATTCGTCAAGCGGAACCTTCTCTTCCTTACCATCAACTTTGACGGTGAAAGTGGGTGGCTCTTCGGATTGCTTGCTTTCTTCGCTTTCCTCGGACTCGCTGGATGCTTCAACGTCATCAGATTCTTCGCCTTGCTCGTCTGAATCGGCTGCATCATCCCCTGACGCCTCAACGTCGCCTTGCGGCTCCGTTTCGGCTTGCGCCTCTGTCGCTGCCTGTTCTCCGTCTTCTTCGGCAAGCAATGCTTCAAAGGCTTGTGCGGCTTCCCGCACACTCATGGCGGCATTATCCGCCAAAACAACTGATTCGTCACTCATAAGATTCCCTGTTTCGATTCGGACCGCTTGCGCATACGATCAATCGTGGCGCGCGTGAGCGTTCCATCTGCCAAGACACTGCTGAAAAACTGTTGCACACGTTCAAGTGCTTTGAATTCGGAAAAGATTTTCTCTCTAACGTCAACCGATTCGCTCATTGCCCAATCATCAAGCAATTGTTGCCTAACGGCTGACCACGCTTCTTGGTAAAGCGTGCTTTCTAAGATGCGTCTTGCTTCGTTGCTGCGCTGGATACGTTCTTCGTTGGTCATTGCATGGGTTGCATGGGTTGCTGTGCTTCCATTTGCATACGCTCACGATCAACA